AAATTAGGATTTTCCATATATCCTCCATTTATACCTGGACGTCCACAATCATTTTCGTGACCTTCTATTTTTTGTAATGTATCATATGTAGTTTTTTGTGTAGGAAATAATGCCATTTTACCTTCTGACCATCCATAATTACACCATTCTCCACCTTTATTATACGCATCTTCAATTTCTTCATAATTTGCTAAACGGTCTCCATATGCAGCACATAATGCTTTTGCATTTTCATAATTATAATAATTTCCAGGAATATTATAAACTTGTTTTTTTAATTTTATTTCAGGTAAATTATCTACATCATTTACTTCATCTAGTTGAACTATATCAATGTCAATTTCAGGATTTCCTTGAAAAAAGTTTCTCAAATTTGTAATAATATCAATACTAAAATACATATTGTAAATATTTATTAATATGAGAAATAATAAAACAATTGCAGCAATAATCGTTATTACATTCATACCTCCTTTATCTCCACTCTCTTGTGAACCATTAGTTGAATTTCCTAAAGACATAAATAATCCAACATATGCTATAATAACTAAAAATAATATTAGAAAAATAGTTGGGTTAATAAAAAAATTATTTATACTATTTGTTGATTCAATATAACTGGTATCCATAATATATTAGTGGATTGTTTTTTTTCTATAAAAAAAGCAATATGCTTTTGGCGTTATTAATTCTTGATTATTTACTATCTCAGTAACCGATGTATCATTAAAATGATACCATTTTCCATTTGCATTTTTAACATAAGCAGTATAATGTCCGCCTAGAACTCCTCCGCTATGATTACATATAGCATATAAATCATAAATATATTCATTCTTTTTATATCCAATCACATATTTAGAAAGTGATAAGTTTTCTAAAGGAAAATCAACCAAAATCTGATTTTTCATATTTCTATAATTAAATCGTTTTAAATCAATAACTAAAATGTCTGGAAAACTCCAAAAACTTATTTTTTTATGAACATTTTGTTTCATTTTTGTTTCTTCATTTTCCCACGCATTCTCTCCTTGTAATAATTCACATTCACAAAATAAATCAAAACAATCCAATAAGGTAGGACTTTTATTATTTTCAGGAATAGGTAAATCAATAATAAAATATGGTTCAGGAATAATACTTAGTGATTTATTTGGTTCTTCAATATCTGTAATTTGAGAGACTTGAATTCCATAAAAGATATTCCAAATTTCAGAGTAATCCTTAGAATACATTTGTTTAATTCTTTCAAAACATTTAACGGCAATTGTATCAGTTGGATTCATAATATTTCCATTAATACTCATATTTACAGATCTAGAAAGAGAATTATGAAAAGAATCAATTATAAATAATAAAAACTCAGGCAAGTCATTTTGTGCAAATCCTGTAAATATATTTATACCTTTTATAGATGCAATTTCTTGAATAGTTTTTATAAATTTTCCAGGAGAAATAACACAGTTATTTTCCCATATAATTTTTCTTAATTCATTCCATTCTACTAATAATTTAGTATCTTGTTCCGATTTATTTTTTATTTTTTCTTTGAAAGAAGACGAATCTAAAAAATAATTCAATTCATATGTATGTGATAATGCTTGAATACAAGAATTAATAAAACACGTATTTCCTAAGTTTCCTAGTCCAGACAATCCTTTATCTTTATAATTTTCAAAATTCATTAATATAATTATATAGAATTATACATTTAAACATTTTTTTAATTTAATAATATATAAAATGTCAAGTTATACACTTGATGAACAATTACTTTTTACATATAATAATATGTATAATAATACCATTAGACAAATTGATTTATTATATACACAATTAAGTGAAATACAACAAAATATTAATTTAATTAATAATAGAACCAATAATAGAAATAGAAATAGAACTAATAATAGAAATAGAAATTCACAAAACAACTGGTATACAAACCCAGATAGAAATAATAATGAAACATTTAGAACTAGACCCTCTAGTCAAAATACAAGAGATTATGTATCAAATAGATATTATTCTAACTTATTGTCTTTTCAAAATAACAATACATTATCTAGAAGATTTTCAAATTTAAATAATAATAATTTAGGTTCAATAAATACATTATTAGATGATTTTTTATCTCCTATAGTAGTTAGACCAACACGTCACGAAATTTTGAATGCTACTAGAGATATACAATATGATGCCATTCAAAATCCATTAAATAATAGTTGTCCAATTTCTCTTGAAAGATTTAACTCAACTGATATTGTTACACAAATAAGACATTGTGGTCATATTTTTAATACATCTGATGTTATTCATTGGTTTGATTCTAATGTAAGATGTCCTGTTTGTAGATATGATATAAGAAGATATTCACAAAATACAAGAACTGAGAGAAGAGATGAAAATGAAAATCAAACTAATATAGCAGATGAAAATTCAAATGTAAATAATGAAAACATTTCACAAAACGATATTTCAAATAATTATATAGAAGAAATAACTTCTAGTTTATCAGAATTAATTAGTTCTTCTTTTCACAATGAATCAAGATATTTATATGACCCTTCTAATAATATTTTTATTTTTGAAACCATATTACGTCCCATACCATAATATAATATTTCATACATATTTAAAGATTTTTATACAGATAAATTAATGAGTAAAAAAAATATGAAATATAAAAATGATAATGATATAGTAAATGATAATGATAATCATAATGAATTCATAAATGAATTAAATGAAAAAGAATTAAATAAATTTAATTCAGATAATAAATTAATAGAAAATTTTTATTATTTTATAAATTATTTATATAATTTTTTATTTTGGATTATTACTATTTCAAGTGCATATATTTTATGGATTTTTTTACATTATTTTGCTTCTCATTTATATGTAAAATATTGTGTTCCTTTAAGTTGGTCTGGATTTATATTATCTCCTCTTTTAACGGGAACTCCACATTGTCAAGGATTAAGATGGATTATTTATAACGGTGCAAATACTATTAATCAAATGTGGGTTATTGTTGGTACTTGGATATGTTCTAAAATATTATTATCTTAGTATTAACTTTAATCTAAACAGTATTAAAGAATTTCATTAAGGTTTGGTTTCCTTCTTTTTCATTATTAGTAACTCTTAAATAGTCATCAAATAATAATATTTTAATTTCTTTGTTTTTTATTTGTTCTAACTTATCTTCCCATTTTTCTGGATCTATCGTTTCTTTTAGTTTATTCACTTCTTTTCGGAATTTCACTATTTTTGCATTCTTTTTTTGCATTTCCCATATTTTTTCTAATACTAATGCAAATAATTGTTGAACTGGTTTCATAATTTGATTCGTAATATAAAACGAATAATCTATTTTTAAATTATTTTCTTTAATAAAAGAAGGCGTTTCTATTTTTTCTCCTTGCAATGCTTTTTTATTTTTATTGTGAATATATACAAAAGGAATTCTATCTCCTGAACTTGGTTTATTACCAGGATCTCTTGCTGTAATTCTATCTGACAATACTTTATGAGCAATAGACTGTGGATTTTTATATCCAGAACGTAATGATTTGGTAATTATTAATTTATCTATTGGATAATTTTCATCCACTATATTTTGTAACATCGTTTTTAAAAAGGTTACTGCCTTTCCTATATCTTGTTCTTTCATTAAGATATCTATAATTCCTCCATAGACATCTTTTACTACTGGAGCATTATCACGTCTTTTTAATACAATTCCCATCTCTTTACGTTTACATTTATTTGGATCCGTTTCGTATAACATTCCAACATATCTCTTTTTTGATAAAAGACAAAACGGCATAAATGTTTTTTCATATTCTAAATCGTGTGGCCCTTTCAAAAATTTTGATGCTAAATGACCAGCTTCTTGTGCTAACTCAATCGTTATTTCTAATGCTTCTTTACCTCTAATCGGTTTTCCTTCTAGTGTTTGAAGGTTAAATGTAAAGAATACAGAGTCAGTGTCACCATATATGTATTCAGCTTTAGTTTTTACCTTACCATATTTACTTGTATCACATATAGAATCTCCATAACACTCTTCAATTATTTTTTTGGCATATGTTAATAACATTCTTCCAGTAGCAGTAGTAGATGCAGCAACATCTACTTCGTAAAAAGTACTTGTTTTAGCACCACATTGTCCATAAAGAGAATTTGCTGTTAATTTATAACCTAATTGACGTTTATCTAATACATTTTTCATAAATTCATCTGTTTGTAAAGGAATTAATTTTCTAGTAGCTTTTCTTGCTCCTAATAATTCTTCCAATATAGAAGGCATAATAGCTTTTCCTTGTGGAAATTGTGCAAAACGACATTTTTTTCTTCCTGAAATTACTTTTTCTGCTGCAGAGCTAGGCGTTTTTCTTATATATCTATAAGTATCATATTGAATATCTACATAATGATATTCTGGTAAATTATCATATACAAATTCTCCATTTTCATTTTTTTCTCCGATTTCACATATTAAATTACCAGCTAAATCATATTCTTTAGTCCATACTTTACTATCGTGTGAAAGATTTTCACTAATCATAGAACTCGGATATAAAGAAGCATAATCTACACAAGCAACTGGATTATCTAAATAAAGATCACACTTTGGATCTAATACAATAGCACCTTCATATCCTTCTTCTAAATCACCTTTTTCAATAACAGGCATAAGTGTCCTTTTTTCACGACATTTTTTAGCAATATAACTTGTTAATTTAATTCCTTGACCTCTCATTACCAAGAAATTAATTGGAACACTGCAAATCTTAGACATCTCAATAAATCCAGTAATTACATCTACTTTATTCATCAAATAATGAACTAAGTTACAATCTTGAATACAATATTTTGCAATCACTGCACGATCATCTGCAGTTCCATTTGTCATAGTGAAAATATCTTTAGGTGTTACATCATCTTTTGCCAAACACCATCTTACTTTTTTACTGAAATCTGGATGAATTGGCTCTTCTCTTTCCAATTCAAAAGTACCTAATTGTTTATTTATATTTTTCACTTTGAATTTACTTCCTTCTGCATAATAATCTACAGAATGTCCAATTTCTTCAAAATGAATATAACTTTCTTCTAATAATCCAGTTAAATTAGAAGAATATATAGTATTTCCTTCTATTTTTTTCACATAATCACCAATAAAATGACCAGCAACATAATCCAATTTATAAGAACTCAGATTTTCTTCACGACGAAAGAAGTTATATAAATCTACTTGAAGTCTTCCATTCATTTTAATAAATTTTAAATCGTGTTGTCCACTTGCAATTTTAATACTAGATTCTTCTAATTTATATTTGTTCGTTTCTCTTCCGTTTTCATCTTTTACTTTATTTCCACAAATCTCGTCTTTATTTCTAGATAATTTCAAAAATTCTTCTACACAATCATTTTCTTCTGCTCTTCTAAACATAAACTCATAATCAAAGCCAAATATATTATATCCAATAACAATATCTGGATTTTCTCTTTCCATAAATTTTTTCCAAGCAAGTAATACTTCTTTTTCTGTTTGATAAGATTCTATTATTGTTTTACTATTAATATTTTTCATATCTATTTCTGAACAAGTATTTAATACAATACAATGATTCATATAAGGATCTTTTTCTCCATATTTTAATAAAGTAGAACCAATAAAAGTAACTTTATCTCCTTGTAATTTGGGAAATACCATATTTAATGATTTATTTAATTCAAATAATTTAACTTCACGTTCTATTTTTTTATCTAATAAAATATCTATTATTGTTCCTTTTATCTTTAGATTTGTATTTTTTTTATAAAAATAAGTAAATCCTATTTCCTCTTCTTCCTCTTGTTCATTCATTTTTTCAAACATAGATTCAATACCAGTAGTTTCTATTGTGTTTTCATCTATATTGTTATTACTAATTTTCATTTGTAACCACTTATCAATATGCAAATCCAATTCTTTTTTATCACGAATTAATTTATTTTCTTTAGGATATACTTTATCAATACCTTCTAATTCAGCTTGATGA